TACGTTGAAGAATCTGAGCCTTAGCAGAAGTATCAGATTTTTCTGGACCAACATTATACTTCTTACGAAGTTGATCACCCCTACTCATGGGTTTTGCTGGTTCTTCTTTCTTGTTACCAAGAAGTCTCTTTACTGCAGAACGTAAACCTTCATCTAAAGATTGATACTCCTCATACATATCATCCCAGGTAAGATCAGAGCAATCATATCCTTCAGTAATAAGGAAATCAACATACTCTTCTACTTCAACTTCCTCACTCATACGGTCAACAACCTTTTGAGCCTTATTTTTGATAAAGTTCTTAAGACCTTGCTTCTTTTGATTTACCTTATCCTTTGCTGCTTGCTTTACTTCTCTCTTTTTATTGTAAGCATCAACTCGTGCCTGAGCAACTGCCATTCCTACTTTCTTCTTTGATTTTTGAAGAAACTCGCCAGACTTTCTCTTAAGGAACTTTCTTCTTGATCCTACTTGAGAACCATCTTTTTTCATTGGTTTGGTATCAGAACCAAAGGTTACCGTTGCTTCCATAGCATTTTCAATTGCTTCTTCAACATCATCTTCGGCATAACCTTCTTCAAGTAGTTCATCATATACGCTCTCGATGATAAAATCCATCTCATCAACTTCAATTTCCTCTAAGAGAGTTCCACCAATTTGTTCAATTGCTTCACCAAGTTTTGGATTGATCTTGATTTTATTATTTACTTTTTTTTCTTTGATCTTTTTTTCGGTTTCGCCCTCTCCCATAACTTCAGAAAGATCTTGTCTCCAGTTTGAGAAAGATTCTTTTGCAGTTTTTGTTCTTGTAGTCGAATAAAGTCTCTTGTTTCCTACTCCTGGTACAAACTCACCAAGTTCACCTTTTGCCTTGTCATTCTTATCGGTATCTCCATCAACATCAGTATCAATTCTCTTGACTGCTTTTGATACAAGTCCCTTTAAATTTTTATCAGGAACTTCATGAGGAGAATGAATTTTAGTTTTAGATGCATGAACTGCCTCATCAACTTTATTCATAGCCTTTCCAATCGTCTTACGACGATTCATCAAATACTTATCTGCCTTGGTATTTTTCTTATCATCATTATCAATATCACTATCTTCTTTTCCTACTGGATCAAGTCCCTCAACATTCAGAGTTTTGATAATCTTTTTGGAACGATCATATGCCTTCTGACGCTTCTCAGGATCAATAGGAGTACTGATTGCATCACGTCCAAGGTTGCCCGCTTTGCGGAACATTTTTGTCTTAGGCAAAGGTTTCTTCTCTTCTTCAACCTCAACCGACTCGAAGTGGGGGTTCTTCATTTGAGGACCCTTTGCAAGTTCCTTACGAGCCTTCTCATTGTTTGCCTGACGCTTCTTCATATCTGGTTCCAGATATGAATCGTCTTTTTTCTCAGCAATTTGATCCAAATAAATTTTGGTAATATCGTTAAGGTGAGTCATAAGTATAGATACGTTTACTTTTTATCCTTATATTTATTTATGAAGTTCCTAATTTCCTTAACACCCATCATTTTCATAACATATTTTTTATGAGCATCAGTACCAACCAGTCTCTGATTTGCAGGAACTCCTGAAGGTCCAGAATAATTTACAACAGATTCCATAACATCATGAATCCATGCCTTAAACATATAGTCTTCTTCAGTAACACAAATGAGATGATTAGTTCCACGACGTATAATTTTACCAACCAATCCAGTATTAGTATTTTCCACAATATCTCCAATCTTGAAGATCTTTCCCGAAATGTAATTCTCACGAAGATTCTTCATATCAAATTTTGGAATAATCTGCCAAAGTTCTTCAACTTTTTTCTTTTTCTTTACAGACATTCCAGAACGAACTGCATTGAACAATGCTTTAGTATCACCATCATCTAACTCTTTTGGTGTGCCCTTTCTAAAAGAATCGAAGTCGTCATCAAGTACAGCCTTCCTCATCTTAGATGCTGACATACCTTCAACACCTTCTGCATCAGAATCGCGAGTACCTGCAGAAATAACACGAATCAAATCAAAGTTGTAAAGTTCTCCATTATATTTTTGTGCTAAATTCTCAAACTCTGCTTGACGATCAGATCCTACAACAATATTTACTGAGGAATATCCTTTCTCAGAAGCAGCAATTAAGACATCAAAAATAGATTTCATTTCAGCATCATTTACAATGTTCTCTGAATATTCGGGGAACATTTTTTTCATATATGAAATTTTCATATCAGGATCAAGTGGATTCTTCTTTGAATCTTGAGTCCTTGAAGGATAAATTTTAAGGTCACCACCTGCAGCTGCCTTTTTTGAACCACTCAAAAGTTTTCCATGACCAATAGTTGGTGGATTAAAACGACCAAATGCAACAGTCAGAGTTTCTGCAGTCTCTGAACCAGTCTGATCTCCTCCACTTTCTTTTGATGATGTCTTATCAGTCTCTTTAGGTGCAACCTTGTCAGATTTTTCCTCAGGTTTTGCTGCTGCTCTTGCTTGTGCAGGTTTGCCATCTTCTGCTTTTGATTTCTTTTTATCTAAAAACTTTAACTTACCATCTTCAGTAGTCGCAACAAAGTTGCCACGAGTGTCTAACCAACCACCGTGTCCGTCACTTTTGAGGTTTAATTTACTCGCCTGCATACTTGCCTGCGATTGTGCCTCTGTCAGGAACTGAAAGAAACTTTTCATTGATATTGATAATCCTTATACATTATTTAGTGTATCAAAACACCTTAACATAAACACTAGCATTAAAGTTTGTTTTTCTTGAAGATGGATCCATCCCAACCTCTTTTTCCAATTCCATCTCTTCTTTGTTCAAACCAGTAACATAACTGATAGAGGCAGCAGCTTCATATAAGTTTTGAATTACTCTTTGCTTCACTCTCTCATTAGGGATAGCAGAAATTGCTACTCCCAATTCTCCTGCTCTTGCCTTGCTCCAAATTGCAGACTCATCTTTCATAGATCTTTCAGAGGGATCAAATACAGTTCCATTTATTTCTTTCCACATCTCTCCAACATACTCTGCAATCCTATCCATGTGTGGAGTTATTTTACTCTTTTCATTTCTTGCTTTTGTCACACCCAATTGTCTACCATTAAACCAAGGATTAGTTTTTACATCAATATCATTATAATTACTTTGTATCTGGTTCAATTTACTTACCCCAGATTTAGCAGTATCGTTTATTATTTTTTGAAAATTAGTGGCTCCAAGATTACCCATCTTTGCTGCAGCTCTTGAAGGATATCCAGATTGAGTATATTCAAGTTCTATCTTTTTATTATCAACATGATACTTCAATCTAATATGTTTTTGGGAACCAGCAACTACTTTTCCACTAATAGAATTAGGATTTCTTCTCGCGGTTGATGCTTTTTGTCCCTTTGAAAGTTGAACTGTTTCTATCGTAAAATTAATTTTTACGTCTTTGTTTCCATAGTCATATTCTATTGTGGCATTTCTAGTCTCATTCAAAGCAATCCTAGATACAAATTCATTACTATTGACTATCTCTATATGAGGTGTTTTTTGAGGTTTCTTCAAAGAGATGGGTATGATATTTCCATGACTAAATTGATCTGCCAAAAATTGATTGCAATACTCAAGAGATATTTTTGATCTAGACATCACTCTTTTGTTTAGTCTATTAAGTGCTCTTATACCATCTAAATTCATCGCCCAAACATCTGCAGGATTCCATTTATCAGTTTTTGCTCCTGTTCCTGCTTTTAAGAATGCTGTATATGGATTATTTGAAGTTGCTCTACTATCAAATAACTTATCATTGAATACTTTATGCTTATTGCCAATTTTAAATCTTTTCTTCACCTCTTGCATATTTCTTCCTTGAGCATCAATCCAGTTCAATTTTCCACTGACATTGCCACTAATATATTTTACAAATCCATCAGCAAACATAGGACTGGAAAGATTAACCGATGACTGGGTAATCATATATCTTTCAATATCCTTGATAATTTTAGGATCTAACTTATCACCCTTTATTAATATATCCTTTGTTAGGGCAGAATTATTCTTTATAGAATATGCTAGACAAACTTGTGCCAACACTTCAGAATATAATTCAGTGCTTGCTCCTGCCATTTTAGTAATACTTTTTAAGTATTTAGAATGGAGTTAAGGAGACTCGAACTCCTGACATCCTGCTTGCAAAGCAGGCGCTCTACCAACTGAGCTATAACCCCTTGAGATAGTCCTTCTCTGTTTGATAAGGAACTATTTCACCAGTCTTGAGTTTCCATGCATACTCCAGTTCTGGAATTAACCATTCATGAACTGAAATACATGCTTTCCAATTGACTGGTTGAATACAATTTACCACAACTACAGTCCAGAATGCTGTTATGTAGTTGGTGATAGTAAGCATTAAAGTTTAACACCCATACTAACATTAGTAACTGTGGTGTATAGATCTAGTGTACCATCTTGTTCACACTTAAGATGCCAACGTGTCATTTTAATAACGCCATCTTTAGTGGCACCAGTAAGCATTTTACGACCAATTTTAGTCATAGTAGAGAATAGACCATACCTACTCTTCCAAACATAGAAACACTCATCAATAAGTTCAGCACCTTCAGGTACAATAACTTCCAATTGAGTATCAGTTTGAATCATTATTTTCTTCCTCTTTATTTTTATTAAAACCGAATGGACCTGCTGATTTCTCTTCTAGTGCCAATTTAAGAGCAACACCACCAACAGCTTCCATACATTTAAGAATGTCTTCTGTCTTAGCACCTTCACCAAGTTCTTTGGCAACGTACCAATACTTTGGCCAGAATGATTCACCTGCCTTTTGATAATCTTCAAGCGTCAGTAGTTTCATCTATCTCCTTAATTTCTTTTACTGCTTTTTCTAGTTCTTCTTCAATCTGTGTATCTAGGTTCACGATCACATTACGAATATCAACAACTCGTTGTGGACAACAAGTTGGATCATAGGTGTAATTTTTTGTGTCTCCAAATAATGATTCACGAACTGCTGCAGCAGTTCTTACGTCCAATTCAATGTTAATCAAAGGTCACCTTCCTTACGATTTTCAGATTTGTGAACATCAAACTCACCACCAGGATAACGTGCTTTGAGTTTCTCTACATTCATCTCAATCACCTCATCAAAGGTTGTATCAAGTGCCATACATGCCTGAGCAAGATACCAACAGATATCACCCAGTTCACGTTTCATATGAAAGACGTTCTCTTCACTGTAAGGTTTTCCTTGCAAGAAGATCTTCTTTACAACTTCAGTAAACTCACCTGCTTCTGCAGATAGTCCAAGAGCAGCAGTCAAAAGTTGAGTGACGTTTGCACCAGATGCTTCAAGTTCACTTAAACATGATATCAATGCAGGGTAATTAAGACTAGGTTCGCTAGTCACTCCATGCACAAACTCAAGATACTTTTCGGTGTCAACAGTCATGAAAATTTAAACCCCTCAAATGATTTCTTTGATTTCTGTTCATCATTATTATACTCATCTTCACGCCCACTGTCAAGAATATCATCTTGTGCAGATTGTTCACAGTCATACAATCTCATCTTAGCACGATCAATACCAACCACAAATCTCTTATTCATAGTTGGGTCACCATATCGATTCTTCAATTGCTTTACCATAATTTGTCCAAGCCCCTCAAGCTCATCTGTAGAAATAAGGGCAAACATAAGATCAGCAGTAGCAGGCAACCCAAAGGACTCACTAGTATCAGTGAGTTCAACATCACTGCTGCCATAACCAGAGCGAGTGGTCTGCGTGGCAGAAACGATAGGGACGTTTGCTTCGACAGCCAACCCTCGAAGCTCCTCAGCAATTGCTTTGATATATGAATATGAATTGACAGTGCTATTTCCGCGATATCTTTCGGAAGCACATATATTAAGGTAATCAACGAAAATAATATCAGGTCTAAATGACTTCTTAAGTGCAAGTTCATTAAGAAGTGCTTTAAAGTGTCCACTATGTGCGCTTGCAGTTGGATACTCTTTAATTATAAGAGTGCCTTGAGTTTTTTGTGAAAGGTTGGTCACCTTATCCTCAAACATCATCTTAGGAAGTTCCATTATCTCTTGAATAGAAACATTAAGAAGATTGGCATCGATTCTCTCTGCAATCTTTTCTTCAGCCATTTCAAGAGTAATGTATAATACATTTTTCCCCTGCAACAATACTGAACTTGCAACATGACACATATACAGAGATTTGCCAACACCAGTACCAGCCAAAGCGATACTTAGTGTCTTATTAGGCATACCTCCCTTCGTAATCCTATTAAAGTATTCAAGATCAAATGGAATCTTTGCTTCATCTTTATGATAAAAATCATATCTTTCTTGATAATCAAGCAAATAATCATGCCCAATATGAGTATCAAAAGAAACTGCTAGAGCATCTGAAAGAATACTTGGGATAGCATCTCTATCTTTTTCCTTACCAGTTCCATCTGCAAGAGCAATAGACTCCATCAATGCCAAATAGATGGCTCGATCACGACACCATTTTTCTGTAGTATCAAGTAACCAATTAAAATCAGTAGGAGATTCTTCAAGATAACTGATAAGTTGAGTTACTTCTTTAAAGGATGTGTCAGTAATGTCAGATCTATTCTCAACTTCAATACAAAGAACTTCTTTAGTAGCAGGTTTATTGTATTGGGTAATAAAATTTAAAATTTCTTCAAAGATAATTTTTTGATTAGGATCTTCAAAGTATTCTACCTTAATAAATGGAACAACTTTACGTAGATATTCTTCATTATATAAAAGGTTTCTAAGTATTAGAAACTCAACTTTCTCCATAACTAAATTCCTTCTTTGCAATTTGATCTAATTTTTCCATCACCTCAGGGGTGAAATATGTTTCAGGATCTTTTAAAATTTGCTTGGCGTAAACTTTTTTCCCATCCATTTCATAGCGACCTGCTACATTCTTCCAAAGTCCTCCAATCTCACCAAGTTCAAGAAGACCATAATATCGATCAAGACCACGCTCATCATAATAAAGACGTATAGTAACATCCTTGTTCTCCTTACTTAAACGCGACTTGTGAGTCTTAGCCTTGACAAGATTTCCGACCACTTCTGTTCCATCCTTTTCCTTTTTCTTGCTGAGATAGATGATTGTAGACGCTGCATACTTGAGGCCACTGCCTCCCCCCATTTCTTTTGTAGGGACATAAGAACCGATGACATCATAGGTGTGATTGGTAACAATCATTGGAATTTTTGCCTGACCAAGTTTGAGTGTGAGCATACGAAATGCTCCTTTCACCAGTTGGGATTTGGTCATGTCCCTAACTTGTTTGTCGTCTAGAGCATCACGAATCTCTTTCTCTGTCGAAAGCATACCAAGAGAGTCTAGCACAAACATGCATGGACTGCGTTCATCTTCAGATTTCTTTAAGTATATATCAACAGCCTGCAGTGCTTTCTGTCTGAACTGTTCGATCGTAACAACATTAATAACAACCAATCGTTCTAAGTCAATGCCACGACTTTTAAGAAGAGACTTATTAACTGCTGCCTCAGTGTCAAAGTACAAACAGTAACCACCAGGATTACTATCCAGGAAATTCTTAACCATAGCGAGACTAAAGAAAGTCTTCCCAGTAGAAGACTCACCAGCAATGGCAGTAATCTTATTCCCAGAAACACCACCAAATACACTACCTGAGACCAGTGAATTAAAAATGTAAGAACCCGTGTCCACATAGGTTTCTGTGTCGTCGATGTTTGATGCGAGTTGGGTAAAGTCATCTCCGATTTCTTTTACAATCTCTTTTAAAAAATCCATTATAATACAAATCCAAATTCTTCAGTAGTGTTTTTTTTATATGAACCGTTTAATTTATCATTACGGACATCTCTAATTCTTTGTAGTTTTTGATAGAGAGCAGCATCGCCCCCAAGACGCATGGCGCTAATAATAG